TGAAGGCCACCACGTTGGCCAGGCACCAGGCGGTGATTGGGTTGCCGTCATGCTCGAGCTTCCCGGCCCGGGCTGCTGCGCGTGGTGCTGAGGTGAAGCCAAAGGCCGGCATTGGGGATCCACCGGAAGACTTTGATGAGGTGCACGCAGCCTTGTGGCATGAGGTATTGGGGGAAGCACTACCAGGCGTGCTGGGAAATTCTGACAGGAAGATCCTTGAGGTTACGGTGCGCTGCCTGAAAAAGCTGCGTGATGATTATGATCCGAAGCTTGCCACGCAGTTGAATCTTTTCCTGCAACAGCTGGGTATGACACCCGCGGCACGTTCAAAGGTGGCGGCACCCAATGACAAAAAAGAAGAAACTGACTCACTTGCGGCCATCTAAACGCCCGGCCGCCGCCGCACTGAAAGCCAACCCAGCGCACCCGCATGTAGCAAAGGCACTGGCTTACTGCCGCACTGTCATCACGGGAAAAATCCCTGCTGGAAAGTTTACGCGCCTGGCGTGCCAGCGGCATTTGGCCGATCTTGAAAGGTCAAAAAAGAAAGAGGCTTCTTTCCCTTACTACTTTGATCCGGTGCAAGCGGAGCGGGTTTGCCGTTTTGCTGAGTCCATGCCGCACGTTAAAGGCAAGTGGGCCCGCCGTGATCCGCTCAACCCGCGGGGCAACCGCCTCACGCTAGAGGGCTGGCAGTGCTTTTTCATTGTTGCCATGTTTGGTTGGCTGATCCGCGGCACGGAGCGAAAGCTGGTCGGCGGCCAATGGTGTGGCCTGCGCCGATTCAAAGAGGCAGACCTGTGGGTTGCCCGTAAGAATGGCAAATCACCACTGGCCGCAGTCATTGGGCACTGGATGCTTTCAAAAGATGAAGAGCCCGGCGCAGAGGTTTACTGTGGCGCCGGCACTGAAAAGCAGGCGTGGGAAGTTTTTCACCCAGCCCGGCAAATGTGTGAGGTAGAGCCGCGCCTGCAGTCAGAGCTGGGAATCACAGTAAATGCCAAAAGCCTTCACCGCCTGCGGGGCGGCACACTGGCCAAGTTTGAGCCGGTGATTGGCAAGCCCGGTGATGGTGCCAGCCCGCACTGCGCCATCATTGACGAATACCACGAGCACGCCACATCAGAACAATTTGACACCTTCAAGACCGGCATGGTGGCCCGGGAGCAGCCGCTGCTGCTGGTCATATCAACGGCCGGCTTTAACCTGGCCGGCCCTGCCCGGGATCGGTGGCGCGAGGGTGAGAGCATCCTTGAGGGCACCATCAAAGATGAGCGCCGCTTTGTTCTGATTTACTCACCAGACAGCCCAGACGAATGGACCACGGAGGCCGGGCTGCGCAAAGCCAATCCCAATTGGGGCGTTAGCGTCAATGCCACCACCGTGCTGGCCGATCAACAGGAGGCCATGCGGGAAGCCAACAAGCAGACCGCTTTCAAAACCAAACACCTCAACCTGTGGGTCAGTTCATCCTCTGCGTTTTTTAACATTGAATATTGGAATAAGTGCCACGTGAAGGGACTGACGCGGGAGGCCGTCAAGGGCGCCCCATGCTATGAGGCCGGGGATCTAGCATCAAAGGTGAACCTTGCGGCCATCGCTCAAGTCTTCCCGGTGGGCGCCGATCGGTTCCGCCTCTTCGCCCGCTATTACTCGCCACATGATACTGTGCACTTGCCGGAAAATCAGCACCTCAGGAAGTGGGCCATACAGGGCTGGCTCACCGTCACGCCCGGCAACATCATAGACTTTGACCAGATCCGCGATGATATCCACGCCGACTGCAAACAATTCAAGGTGGAGCAGATTGCATTGGATCCGTGGCAGGCCGCCATGCTCATCAATGAGCTCAACAAGAATGGAGCCACCGCATTTGAGCTCAGGCAAACCGTGCAGATGCTCAGTGAGCCCATGAAACAACTTGATGCCAGCATGCGGGCCGGGAAGCTCGAGCATGACGGCAACCCAATCACCGCCTGGTGCCTGGCCAACGTGGTGGCCTTCATGGACAAAAAGGGCAACGTCTACCCGAATAAGGACAAGCCCATGAGTAAACAGTTTATTGACGGTGCCGTTGCCCTCATCATGGCATTCAGCCGCGCCATACTACGCCCGCCACCGCCGCCGCTGCCCGGTGTTTTCTCACTTGGTTGAAGTGCCAGCAAGTGCCACGGAGTGCTAAAACGTAGCAAAGAGTGCCACCGCGTAGCACGAAACTAGATTTAACTTGTAGGGCTGTGGGTGGGAATACTCACGGAAGAGCGTGGCCAAGTCCCGCTTTTCAAAAACCGCTCTAGACCTTCTGCAGGAGGATGAGAACCGCGCTGCCCGCATTGCCGCCCTCACGCCTGCCGTTGAGGCCCGCAGCGGCACCAGCGGTTTGAAGAGCCCAGAGGGCTGGCTTTTTGATGCCGTGGGCGGTGGGCCAACGGCCACCGGCCTGCGCGTTGGGCCTGACACCGCTTTTAACGTGGTGACCTACTACGCCTGCGTTGATATCGTTTCCAAGCTGGTGGCCATGCTCCCGCTGCGCCTCATGCAAAAGACAGACGGCGGCCCGGTTGAAGTCACCAACCACCAGGCAGCGTGGCTGCTCCGTGATCGGCCGAACAATTTCCAGACGCCTTTTGAGTTCAAGCGCTACCTCATGGCCAGCGCCGCCTCCCGCGGCAACGGGTATGCCCGCGTTTATCGCAACGGCTACTATGAGCCCACGGAGGTGGTGCCGATCCATCCCGCGGAGCTTGAGCCCTACTGGATCAGCAATCTTCGCACCGTGGTCTACAAGGGCCGCGCCGCCCAAGATAACGGCGGCCAGTTGCTCTGCTCTGACGTCATACACATCAAGGCCCTCAGCACGGATGGCGTGGGCGGCCTTTCACCGCTGCGCGTGATGCGTGAGTCCCTTGGCCTCTCTCTGGCCTACCAGCGCCACACCGGCGCCACCTTTACCCACGGGGCCCGCATGCCCGGCTTTTTCACCACCAAGGGGGATGTGGTCTATACGCCTGAGCAGATGGCCCTCATCCGTGCCACCTATGAGCAGACCTATGGCGGGCCTGACAACAGTGCCAAGCCCCGCATGCTCAATGGCCTTTCCTGGCAAAACATCGGCATGAACAATGAAGATGCTGAGCTGCTGGCATCCCGCAAATTTGAAGTGGAGGAAATTGCCCGCTTCTTTGGCATCCCGCTCCACCTCCTGCAATCCACCGAAAAGGGCACCACCTGGGGCAGCGGCATTGAGCAGATGAACCGCGGCACCGTGGATTACATGCTCACGCCTTGGATCGTGAACCTCGAGCAGGCATTAAACAATGTGCTGCTCTCTGAGGATGAGCGCCGGGTGAAGCAGTTTTATTTCAAGGTATCCGTGCAGGCCCTGCTCCGCGGTGATCCCGCCGCCCGTGCCGCATTTTACAAGACCCTCACGGAGCTCCGCTCCATCACCGCAAACCAAATTTGCGACTTAGAAGACCTTCCGCGCATCCAAGACAAATGGGCTGATGATCCGCTCACGCCTATGAACGGGCAGGGTGGAGGCCAGGCCAAGCCGGCCGCCGCGGAACCAACACCACAACTTGAACCAGCAGACAAATGAAAACTGCACCACTATTCATCATTGGTCTTGGCCGTGAGCTACGGTCAGACCGCCGCCTTTCCGATCACGCCCGCGAAATCCGCGCCCGCGCCAGCATTGAGCGCCGTGACGTCACCGAAGCTGAGAAAACCGCTGGCTACATTGCAGCCCTTGAGGGGGAAATCCCGTTCAATGCTGACAGCGTGATCCTCAGCAAGCGGGGCCGCGCCCGCCCATTTGTGGAGCAGATTGCGCCTGATGCCTTCAAGCGCTCCATCACGGAGGATAAGGATATCATGGCCTTTGCCGGCCACACTGAGGATACCCTCAACGCCTTTGCCAAGATCGGTGAAAATCTCACCATCACCACCGATGGCAAGGCCATGCGCTACCGGGCCCTTGTGCCCGATACCCGCGCCGGCTCGGATCTCATCAAGCTGGTTGATAAGAAGATCATCACCGGCACCTCATTTGAATTTGAGGTGCGTGATCAGGCCGGGGAAAAATGGGAAAAGCGGGATGACCGCATTGACCAGCGCACCATTTTAGATGCCCGCCTGCTGGCCGTGAATCCCGTGGCCTGGCCGGCCTACACTGACAGCAGCCTTACCGTTGAACTGCGCCGCCGCGGGGTGGAAGGGGAGAGCGAAGACCGCGGCTCCTATTACCGTCCAGACGGCATTGTTGATTATTGGGATCCCACCGTCACGCCTGATACCAAGTTTGCAGGCAACGCCCTCAACCGCGCCACCTACGCCCTCACCGATGCGCTTGAGTATCTGCGGGCCGCGCCGGCCGGCCTCCTGGCTGATTACGCCAAGGCCGAAGTGGCCGCCGCCGCCGCCAACGCCAAGACCCTGATTGACTGGCTGGCCGCCAATGGCACCGCCGTCAATCCCGCCATTGCGGCCCGTGCCGCGGAAAAACTTGCCGAAGCCCGCCAGCAACTGCCGGCGGCAACGCCAATTTCTGACAGCCCGAGGGAGACCGGGCTGCGGATTTTCACCCGAAACGCTCCCACCAAAACCACATAACATCATGACAGCAAAACTGAAAAAGCTTCATGAGGATGTGGGCGGGCTCAAAAAAGAAATCCGCTCATACCTCGACAGCGACGCCCGCAAGGCCGTCACCGACAAAAACAACGATCCCAAGCTTAAGGAGCTTGAGGGCCGTTTTGATGCGCTCAACGCGGATCTTGACGCTGAGTTCCGTCAGGCAGCACGTGAGAGCGCCACGCCTACCCAGCTGACCCGCAGTGAATCCCGGGCGGTTGATTCCTTTGACTTGGGCAAGGCGCTCCGCGCCTCGTGCAAGCTCAACGGTGCTGAGCTTGATGGCGCTGAGCGTGAGCTGGCGCAGGAAGGTGCCAAGGAAGCCCGTGAGGCCGGCATCTCCACGTTTGAGGGCATCATGCTCCCGCGGGCCCTCGTGCACCGCACCCAGCGTGCGTACCGTGGCGCCCAGCGCGAACTGCGCGACAATACCGCCACCGGCCAGACGTCCGCGGCTGGTGACCAGGGCGGCATGACGATCAGCACGCAGGCCAATGGTCTGCTTGATGCCTTCTTTAATGAAGACGTCCTTGAGGGTCTGGGCATGACCACGTTCAACGGCCTGGTGGGTAATCTCGTGCTCCCGCGCTGGGTGCGTGGCACGGCTCCCGCCCACAAGACTGAGAACGCTGCCGCCGATGAATACAGCGGCACCACCGCCAAGCTCTCATTGAGCCCCAAGCGCCTGCCCAGCTACGTGGATGTGTCGCAGCAGCTGCTGCTGCAGAGCTCCGTCAATATTCAGCAGTTCATTGAGCGCACCATCATTCAGGAGCTGATGAGCAAGATGCAGATTGCCCTGCTCCATGGCACGGGTGGCAGCGATGATCCCACGGGCGTGGCCGCCACCACGGGTATTGGTGCCGTCTACGCTGGCGGTGCCGCCGCCAATGGCACCAACGCCGATGGCGCCGCCCCGGTCTGGGCTGACATGATCAACCTCAAGAAAAAGGTGGCGGTGGCCAATGCCAACATTGGCCGCACCAACTACCTCTTCAATGAGGCGCTGGTTGGTAAGCTCGAGCAGACCGTGCGCGTGGCCTCCACTGACTCCATGTTCATCATTGATGACCGCGCCGGCGGCCGCATCCGCGGCAAGCTGCCCGCCGTCACCAACGCGGTGAGCTCCACGCTGAGCAAGGGCGCCAGCTCCGGCATCCTCTCCGGTGGCTTCTACGGCAATTGGGCGGATCTGTGCCGCGCCATCTGGGGTGGCTTCAACCTCAAGGCCGTCACCGATGGCACGCTCGAGACCACCGGCCTCGTGCGGATTGTCGGCTCCGTCTACTATGACGGCGGTGTGATGCGCCCGGCCTCGTTCGCCTACTGCGCTGACTTCAACCCGGCCTGAGCCGCCTGGTGATTTCCTGTCAAGCCCTGCCCGCATGGGTGGGTAGGGCTTTTAGGAGCTCATCAACTGACGTCCTCTAAAACCAAACTCTCACCATGAACATCAAGACCACCTGGCATCAGCCATTTGCCATCATCACTGCGCTTTTCTTTGCGCTCATCCTCTGCCTGCCCGCCCGTGCCGCCACCTCGCTCACGGTGCTTACGCCTGTCAGCGTCACCGCCACCGGCGGTGGCATTGATGTGGATGTTTCCGGCCTCACCGAATACGCCCGCATTTCACTTTTGGCGCTCAATACCGCCGGCACCAATCCCACCCTCACGTGCAAGCTGCAGGGCAGTTCTGATGCCACCCGCGGCCTTGATTACCAGACCACCGGCACCACCAGCAACAAGATCAACCAGGCCGCCAACGCCAATGTTTATCAGGCCTTGACATTCACGCAGTCCGGCGCCGCCTCCATCAAGCGGGTGGCCTTCCGGTTGAAGAAATTTGGCACCCTTGCCTCAGGCAAGCTGCTCACGCTGGCCATCAATACCAACAATGCCGGCGCACCTTCAGGCACCGTGGTCACCAATGGCACCGCCACAACCGTGGATATTGATACCGCCGTCAGCACCACTGAGGGTTGGGTTGTATTCACATTCCCGAAGCCGCCCGATCTGGCCGACTCCACCATTTACCACTTCGTGCTTTCAGGTGACTATAGCGCCAGCACTTCAAATTATGTGGGCGTGGTTTCCACCACCGTGGCCAGTGGCGGCACGCTGAATAGTTACGATGGCTCAGCGTGGAGCGCCACCACCACACAAAAGGTGATGTGCTATGTGGATCAGTATTCCTTTGCCGATATCACCGGCGGGGCCTTCACGCAGCTGGCCACTGCCGGCAATGCCACCGTGCAAACGCTCTCCCTCTACGCGCAGAGCCTGCCCAAGTACCTGCGTCTTTATTCCACCATTGGTGGCACCAGCAACCCGGCCTTTACCACCGGTGCCGTGCTCAACGCCACCCGCCGGCAGGAGCAGTAAGCCATCACGCAACTTTTATTCCATCCCCATGAAAAATATAAAAGTCCTGATCCTGCGTTCGTGTGTCGTTTCCAACGGCAAATTTGCCGATCGGGGCGACATTATTGAAGTCACCACTGAGGTGGCCAATGGCCTCATCAATGAGGGCGCCGCCACCGCCAATGCCGCCGCCATTGCGGCCCGTGAGGCGGAGCTTGGCCCCAAGGTTGAAAAGGCCGCTGCGCCCAAGCCCGCCAAGGCTGAAAAGGCCGCCAAGTAAAGCCACCGGGCAATGACTCCATCTGCCCTCACGCTTGTCACCGCTCCCGATCAGGAGCCAGTCAGCCTTGAAGAGGCCCTGGCTTTCCTGCGCGTGAGTAACCGGGAAGAGGCCACGCTGGTGCAGGGCCTCATCACCCTGGCGCGTGAGGAAGTGGAGAAATACACCGGCCGCGCCCTGTTTACCCAGACTTGGCGCCACGTGCAGCCCAACTGGCCCACCGGGCCCGCCGAAGGCCCGCCACGGCCAGCCAATGCCCTGCCAACCATCATCCTTGACCGCCCGCCATTGGCCAGCATCACGCACGTGAAGTATTACGCGGAGGGCGCCGCGGTGCTCAGCACGTTGGCCTCAACCGCTTATCTGGTCATTACGGATTACAAGCCCGGCCTGCTGGTTTTCATTGATGAAACCAGCCTGCCTGATTTGGAGGATCGGCCCGATGCCGTGCAGATTACCTACGTGGCCGGCGCCGCCGCCATTGAGTCCGTGCCCGCCGGCCTTCGCCAGGCCATGCTGCTGGTGCTCTCCCATTTTTACGAGAACCGGCAATTTCTCAATATCGGCAACATTGTGAATGAACTGCCCATGAGCCTCAGGCATCTGCTTGAGACTTACCGGGTGGGGGGGGGGGTGGGATGAGCAGCACCCGTCTAGTTCGCATCCGCGGTGATAGCGCTGAGCTCACGCTTAACGCCACCAATCCCCTCACCGGCGCCACCTTTGACTTGAGCACCATGCTCAACGTCATTTTCACCGCCAAACGCAACCTTGAGGATACCGATGCTGAGGCCGTCTTTCAGAAAGAGCTGGGCGTTGGCATCGCTGTGGCCGCAGCCGTGGCTACCGTTGAGGTGACCTACCTTGACACTGAGGATTTAGATGGCCGCGCCACCACCCTTTTTTGTGATCTGCAGGCGCAGGATAGCGCCGGTGAAGTTACAACCGTTTGGTCTGGCACCATCACTTTCAAGGCAGACGTCACCCGCGGGGTGGATCCCGCCGTGGCCATTAACACCCTGCAGCCGGTAACCGCCCGCTTTATGAACCTCACTGATGTGGTGGGGCTCACTGGTGGCGGTGACACCAAGCTTGATGGCCAGGCCACCAAGTCTGGCGGAAATACCATCATAGTCACCGGCACCGTGGCCCTGCTCAGCTATGGCCGCGCCGGGCAGTGGTGGAAGCTCATTGCCGGCACGGATGCGGAATCACCCGGCACCGGTGTGGTCCGGCCTGATGATTACGATGGCAGCACCAACGCACGCATATGGGTACAACTCTGATGAAACGCTACCTCACAATTTTTATTCTCTGCACCAGCTCCCTGCTCTTTGGTCAAAATATCGGGGTGCAGGCCGATGCAACTACCGGTGTGCTCTGGCGGCCAAGCGCCTTCATTTCCGGCAATGATTTGCTCACGGCCACCACGGCAGCCGCGGCCTATCAGCCACTTCACGCCAACCTCACCGCCATTGCCGGCCTTTCTGGTGCTGCCGATCGGCTCTTTTACTTTACCGGAACCACCACCGTTGCCGTTACCACCTTCACCGCAGTTGCCCGCCAGCTGCTTGATGATGCCACGGCTGCCGACATGCGCACCACCTTGGGCCTTGGCGTGGGTGATACTCCTACATTGGCTGGGATCAATACCACAGGAAATGCCGGTTTTGGTGCGGCCAGCCCGTTGCAGCGGGTGCATATCAAGTCCAATAGCGCTACACTCCCCGGCTTGGTTGCAGGTAATATGGGCCATGATTATTATGGCCTGGTTGTTGAAAGTGAAGATGCAGTGCTTGGCCTGGTGTCGCGCAACGAAGGCGGGCACGGCAGCGGCATAGATTTGATGGAAGTAAATTCAGGTGTGCTGGCCAATAAATGGTTTATTGGTAGAGATTCAAGCGGCAGCGGATCAACGCTTCAATTCAGCTTTGGTACAAATGCCGAGTATGCGAACAATACCACCTATTTTGAGTTTTCAATATCAGGCAATCTTTCGCTAAAGGCAGCCGCCGCCAATCTGACAATTGGCACCACTAATACCAATGGCACCATCACGCTTGGCTCATCTGTAACAGGGACAGACACAATTTTATCAAAAACTTCCGACGCATCAGACACAAGGCGCATAGCTATTGGGGGCGGTGGGTCAAATAGTGTTACCCGCGGCGCTTATATTAACGTGATGGGTAATGAATACGATACCCAAGAAGGCGACTTGGCTTTGTTAGCTGGTGACCCACAAATTACAAACCGTGGGCGCATTCGTTTTTTTACTGGCACACAGGTGGAGGCGGCAAGAATTGATAAAGATGGTGATATTGATGTTTATACTGTAAAAGAGGCCAGCGTTGGTGACGCTTCAATTACCACTCTTGGCGGGTTTTATGCCGCTAAAAAAATAATAGCCGGTGGGGCAATAAGCTCCGCATCTACCATTGCAGGCACGCGAATAAATGCCAGCGACGGCATCTACTCTTCAACGGTTACTGGCACTGGCGCAGGTTCTGGCGGAGGTGGCATCACATATGGAGGCATTGCTCCAATCACGCTCTATATTAAGGATGTTGATATCCTTACCAGCGGAGCCCCGTCCGATATTGCAACAATAACCCTGCCCGCCGGGATCACTCGTTATACCACTTCTGTAAGCGCCAGCACCTCTGGTGGGGGGGTTAGGTGCCTTCCTTGGGATTTTACGGCCACTATGGCCGCGGCAAATTTTACGCTATACTCCGCGGCTGCTGGTGGTGGCACTGCGCTTTCAGGCGCCTTTACAGGGCCCGCCTCAGATACCGTGTACACCGGAGCAGTGGCCGCATCCGCTACGACAATAGTACAATCTTCCACCATCTATATCCGCCAGACCGCCAATAGTGCAAATGCCGGTACCTGTGATTTTTACGTCACCATTTATCCCGTATTCTGACCAATCTTATGAAAACCACCAACAAAGCCCTTTGGTTTCTTGCCCTGATTTTAGCCTGCGTGCTACCCGCCAGCGCCTCAATCGTGATCAAGGATCCAATCACCGTTTCCATCACCTCCGTCTCATCCGTCACCGGTGCTTACCTTGAAATTGTGGATCTGGGTGATCAGTCCGCCCTCAACGCCTCTGCCCGGGATAAAATTGCCGTTGAGATTTCCATCCTCAACAACGCCACCGCCCCGGGCGCCGCCCGCACCGTCACCGCGTATTACGGCCTTGCCAGCGTGGGCACCTACACCGCGGCCCAGATGGCAACCGCCGCCTCGAGCCAGGTGCTGGCCGTGGAGAACACAGTCAGTGTTACCCGCGTTTATACCCTGCCGGTGATCTATATGTCCGGCCGCTACCTTTACCTGTGGTTTGATCACACCGCCCGGGATTCCGGCTCTGTGCTCACCCTGACCATCCGCGTCATTGGCCTCAGCAAATAATGCCATGAAAAACTTTCTACCGCTCGCATTGCTGCTCTTGGCAGCAGGTTCTTTTTTGCCCGCCGCCCCTACTCCTGTCAGCGGTGGTGGTGATTCTCTGCCATCTCAGTCCGGCAACTCTGGCAAATTCCTGAAAACCGATGGCACCGCGGCTGCGTGGGATACGCCAGCCGGGGCCGGTGATGTTGTGGGCCCGGCAAGTGCCACCGATGGAGTTCCGGCGCTATTTGATACAACCACGGGCAAGCTCCTAAAAAACAGCACACCAACGGGATCGGGCAACCCGGTGCTGGCAACTTCGCCAACGCTTGTCACGCCCGCCCTTGGCACGCCATCCGCTTTGGTTCTAACCAATGCCACCGGCCTACCCACCGCCGGGCTGGTAGATGCCGCGGTGACGCTGGCCAAGATGGCCAACCTTGCACAAGACCAGTTTATTGGCCGCACCACTGCTTCAACTGGCGTGCCGGAAACTGCCACCATCACGGCCGCTGCTCGCACAGTCTTGGATGATACAAGCGTCTCAGCCATGGTGGATACGCTTGGCGGGGCAAGTGCAACGGGATCGGGCGGGATTGTCCGCGCAACGTCACCAACTTTGGTAACGCCCGCCCTTGGCACGCCCACCGCCTTGGTTCTTACCAACGCCACCGCGTTACCGGCTGCGCAGGTTGTGGCTGGCGCCCTGCCTGATGGCATGACTGCCACCACCCAGACGGTGGGTGATAATGACACTTCTCTTGCTACCACCGCCTTTGCCAATGCCGCCGCCAAGGCTACCCGGCTTGGTTCTCATGCTTCGCCCGACACCTCTGCCGGCTCCATCACCTGGGCCACCTCTGCCGTTTACGAGGTTTGGAGCAACACTACCAGCACCTACACGCTGCCTGCCGCCTCCGGCTATGATGGCAAGGCCGTTATTTTTTACGTCACCGGCACCAATGCCCTGACCATAGATCCAAACTCTTCAGAGGTGATTGTCCGTGACGGCACCGCTCAAACCGGAGGTGTTACCCTTACCCTGACAGGAGCTGCCGGCAACTACGTTTGCCTGATCTGCGACGGCACCCGCTGGATAACGCTTGGGTACAAAGGAACGCTCGCCGCCGGCTCATAAGATGAAACGCATTCTGGCAATTTTTCTGGCGCTGTGCGTGGCCTGCCTGACCACGGGCGCAACCTGGCACACAATGCTCACCGGCAGCGTGGCAAGTTCTCGCACCACCTATTTTGGCAACTGCAATTCTGATGGTTCTGCACCGGCAAGCACCTCAGCAGATTGGTTTGGCGCAAAGCTGTGGGTTGGCTCTACGCCCAGCACACCTTCAACCATACAAAAAGCGCAAGAATTTACTTGCCCGGGAACAGGCCCACAAACTGTAAACACTCTTGAGGTGCTGGGCTACTCCCGGGGCGGTGGCTCAACCGCACGCTTGGCAATTTATAGCTATGCGAATCAATCGAGCGACGGCGGCACAATCTATGACTATACATTAAATTTGATTTGTCAGCACTCCGCTGCGGTTACGCTCACTGGTACAAGCGGATCACCGGTGTGGGCGGGTAGTTCACAGGGACTGACCGGGACAACAACACTAGAAGGCGGGAAGCGCTATGTGGTGGCTGTCGCAAATAATGGCAGTTTATCAGGTTCAATCTACACCAGTTCCACCAATAATGTCTCTAGTAAGAGCGGCGATTATACGGGGACAATGCCTGACCCTCTTTCTGGCCTGTCTGTCAATGAATCTAATGCGATGGTGTGCCGTGTAAATATCACAGGTAACGGAACATCAGCCTCAGCTGCCACGCAGGAAACTTTTTACGTAGATACAGACTATAGCGGTGGTGGATCTGATGGCAGTCCGACAAAACCTTACATCAACCTGCAGACTGCAATAGCTGCGCGGTGTAACAAAACCTTCACCCTACCAATCTACATATACTGCAGCGGGGCCACGGCTGACACTCTTGCCGTAAAGACTACAGCACTTGGGCAATTTGCAGCCAGTTCAACCAACCCGCTTTATATCATCGGCAATCGTACAGCAGCAACGTGGGACACTTCCAAGTATCGGTTAGAGCCAACGGACCGTACATCATACTACGGGGCAATCAACATTGCGCACAATTGGGTGTATATGGACAAGTTGCAGGTTTACCTGCCGAGCACAACCGCCGCAGTGTCTAATGAAATCGTTTATCTGAGCAGCACCACTCCCGGCTCAATCAGCTTTTCCAATGGGATTGTCCGTGCTCCCGGTGGTTCTGACGGCACCCGTTATTTCTCATCCAGCTCTGGCACTGGCGGCATCCATATTTGGAACACCCTGATGTATGGCATGGGCACTGGTTCAGGAGGAAACGGCATCAAGAATCATGGCACATCAAAGGTATACAGCTGCACCATTATCGCCAATGGGGCGGATGCGATTGATAACACTGATGGATCAACCATCACGGTTAAAAACTGCTATCTGCAAAGCACCAATGGCAGCGGTACGATTGCCGGCACCGGCTCAAGCACTGAGGTAATTGTTACAACTGCAACTTCTGACGCGGATGGCACCAGTGGGCTTCAAAATATCGCCTACAGCACCGCCAATTTTGTAAACGTCACTGCCGGGAGTGAGGATTTGCGCCTGACCGGTACTGCCTTGGTAGGTGTGGGAACGGATACATCTGGCGACTCAGCACCCTTCAATTTTGCCACTGATCTGATTGGGGCAACCAGAAGCGCCCCTTGGGATATAGGCGCGTTAAAAAATTAACCTATGATCACCGCCATCATCATTGCCGCCCTGATCGTAATACCCGCCGTGTGCCTGGGCGCCCTCACCGATCCACACCACCACTGACATGCCACGCTTGGTTTCCAGTGACTCTATCATCCTGCCTCCGCTACCGGTCTGGCCTGCCGGCAAGACGCCGCGCTTTGTCCAATATAGTGACGTTTACAACGCGGTGAAATCTGCCGCGCCGGCCGCCGCCCTTGAGGTGTCGGATGCTGACTTTGTGCAGGTGCCCGTTGATCTGCTCAAGCCCCTCATTGAATGGACACAGCGGGCCCGCCTTGGCCTTGGCTTCAACTACGTGCCCAACAGCCGCGACTGTGACAAATTCGCCAAGGCCTTCACCCTGGCCTTTGAATGCTGCGCCGCCCGGGCCGGCATCAAGGCGCAGCCGCTCTGCGCCCGCATCTACGTCAAAAACCTCCTGCCATGGGCCAACGTATTGGATGGCACCCATGCCCTCTGTGGTGCCGCCACCACCGCCGGCATGTATATCATTGAGCCACAAAACGGCATTTTCTGCCGTCTGGAAGAGTACCCCAACCGCGGCACCGTCTTCAAGGTGACCATCGGAGGCTGATGCCATGACCTGCCATCACGAGAAATCCCGCCGCGCCTGGCTCATTCATGGCTTTAACGTCAGCGATGGCGGCAATGGCAGCGTGGGCCACCTCACGCCCTATTTTGAGCAGAAGGGCTATGAGGTGAAGCGCTTCCGCTATGGTTGGACTGCCCTTCTGATGATTCTGCCGATCACCGCCCGCCTGCTCAACCGCCGGCTGGCCCGCCTCCTGGCTGATGTGATTGATGCCGGTGACATTGTGATTGGCCACAGCAATGGCGGCTGCATCGCGAAGCTGGCCGGGGATCAGGGCGCCCCGATCGGCCAACTGGTGCTGATCAATCCGGCGCTTGATTCACGCATCACTTTTGCGCCCCAGATCGGCCGCATTCACATTTGGCATTCACCCTCAGATAGGCCCGTCACCATCGCCCGCATCCTCCCGCGCCACCCATGGGGTAACCTTGGCGCCATCGGCTACCGCGGGCCCTATGATCAGAGAGTCATCTGCTACAACAAGGAAAACGGATTCCCTGTCAGCAGCCGGGCGCACAGCGACATTTTCACAGGAGAGCGGCTGGCCTTTTTCGGCCCTCTCATAGTTCAAAAAATCCAAGAATCCACGCCATGAAAATCCGCTCACTGCTCTGCCTCCTGCTCATATCTGCCACCATCCTGCTCACCGGCTGCGTGGGTGGGGCCATCACCGCCGCCCAGGCTGAGGGCAAGCTGCCGGGCGCTGATGTGGAAAGCGCCACCGTCAAGCTCTCCACCATCTACGGCACCAGCTATACCCTCACTGTGAAGGATGTGCGCCACAATCCCGATGGCACCAAGACATACGGTGAGTATGCCAGCCGCTTCACCAGCCCGGCCGGCACCGCTGAGGTAGAGGCCAAGGGCGTGACGGTAGCAAGGCCACAGCCGAAGTAATCGGCCTGCCGTGACTGTCCTTTTCAACTCCAACCGCCTTCCAATCATGAGCAATGACCAAAAAGACCAAGTAGCCCGGTGGACACCCACGCTGGTGGCCATTCTGGCGATTGTGGCCCAGGTGTTCTACTTTGGCAGCATGGCCGGCGCCATTGAGCAGCGGCTTGTCATCACTGAGCGCAACACTGAGGCCAGCGTCAGCCGCGCCGAATACAATGCCGACAAAACCGCCGCAGGCGTGCAGCTCGCTGACGTCAAACGCGCCGTGGATAAAATAGATTCTAAACTAGACCGCGTGCTTGAGCAGGGCCGCCGCTGAACCACCCGCCCAATGCCCATCAATCCAGGCAAACTAGACCGCCGCTTGACCATTCAAGCCAAGACCACCACCCGCGGTGGGGAAGGCGGGTTTGTCGAATCATGGACAGACCTTGATGAGGTTTGGGCCCAGAAGTTGGACACCTCCGGCCGCGAGTTCCGCAGCGCCCAGGCCACCCATGCCGAAGTGAATCAGGTGTTCCGCATCCGCTTTTATGCCGGCCTCAATGAAGGTGAGCACCGCGTGGTATACGGCACCCGCACCTTTGACCTGATCCAGATCGGTGAGGAAGGCCGGGAAGAGTTCAACCTGCTGGTCTGCAAATATACGGAGGGCCGCGCATGAGCCTTGGCACCTCCATTTATGATGCCCTCAGTGCCAACGCCGCCCTGCTGGCGCTGGTTTCAACCCGCATCTACAAGATCACCGCCCCTCAGGGTGTCGCCGCGCCCTACATCGTTTGGCAGGGCATTGGCTCAGATCCCGGCATTACCCACAGCGGCCCGGCCGGCGCCATTGAGCGCATGGTGCAGTTTGCCTGCTTTGCTGCCACGCCCGAAGCCGCCACCGCAGTACGTGAGGCTCTGGTGACCGCCCTTGATGGGGTGGATCTGGCCAACGGAGACAACGGCACCCTCGAGGATGACAACCGGGATGGCTATGATGAAGCCGTGAACCTCTACCGCGCTGATGCGGATTTTATCTTTTAACCCACCACCACCATGAAAAACCTGCTTAAACTATCCTTCCTGTTTTTTGCCCTCACCGTTGCCGGCTTTGCCGCCAACTACACCCTCACCGCCGCCAGTGTGGTGCCTTCGTCACAGGCCAAATATCTCAACGTGGCCAAGGCCGGTGTGTCCATCACGGCCGGCCAGCCAGTTTACATGGACACCGCCGGCCTCTGGCAGCTGGCAGACTGCAACGCCAGCGCCGCCGCTGCTGATGTGCAGGGCCTGGCCGCCCACACTGCCGCCGCCGGCCAGCCCTTGCTGGTGGTCTATGAGGATCCCGATTTTACCCACGGCCTCACCACTGTGGCCGCTGGTGATGTGGTGATTATTTCCGCCACTGCCGGCGCTCTCGCGCCCGCGGCTGATGCGGCCAGCGGCTATTATGTCAGCGTGGCCATGGTCGCCACCAGCGCCACCAAGGCCGTGCTCAAGTTTGTCAAATCTGGCGTGGCCAAGTAACCGCGCCGCTTCACCCGCTTTGTCTCAACCAATCCCGTAATCTAAACCCACCACTACCATGGCTAAATTCAAATCCAAGGGCCTCATCTTCAAGTTTGGGGCCTCCAATCCTCCCACGCAAACTGTTGCCCAATGCGGTGACGGTACGCTTAACCTTGGCGAACGTGAGGGCGCCATTGACGTCACCACCCATGACTCAACTGACACTGAGCTTATGGATAACGGATTCAAGACGCCGTTCTCCTTTGATGGAGAGCTGCTTTTTGATCCCGCTGACACCAACCATGAGGCCTTGCGGGCTGCTCATGCCAGCGGTGCCACCAACTACGGCCTCTTTATTCTGCCCGACACCGGCGCCGCCCAGATCGTGGGCCCGTGCCGCGTGAAGAGCTTTTCCGTGCCGGTTCCGGTCAAGGGCAAGCTTTCCGCTCAGGTGTCCCTTGAGGGCATGGCCGCTGGCACCTACACCGCCTGATTTCTACGCCCATGGCTCCTGATGAAAAGCCGGTGACCGTTCAGCTTGACCGCCCGCGGCCAATCCGTTGGACCAATCGCGCCAAGGCCCGCAACTCTTCCCTGGTTCGCCCGGGAGAGTTTACGGCCTTGGCCAAGCCCCGGCGGGCCCTCTACGCCATGTGCGCAATCCTCTGGGCTGCGCTTGTGGATCGTGAGCACCCGTTTGATGCGCCGGAGGATCTGGCGGAATATC